GAATGCTTTCGCTCCAGCAGCTCCGATTGAATTATTATCTAAATTAAGCCTTTCCAAAGTCTTATTTACTTTCAAAGATTCTGCTATGGCTTGCGCGCCTTCATCGCCAATTGAATTACTCCATAAATCAAGCCATTCCAAAGTCTTATTTACTTTCAACGCTTCTGCTATAATCTTCGATTCGTCATCTCCGATATCTTCAGATGATAAATCAATATAGTCGTCTCCGCTTTGTAATACTCTTTTCAATTCGTCTGTGTCCATAATAATGTCCTCTTGTTAAAATGCGCCCCGAAGGGCGCGTCGGTGGTAGTGTAAAATATTAAACTATTTCAAAAAGGTGCATTCTCTAATTCATTATCGTTATTGTAAATAAGAGCTAGTTCCTCGAGAGTCCCGTAAATCTCTTTTATCGTTTCCTTAAAATCAATACAAAGATTACATGTTGGAGCATCAATCATTTGCATAAAAAAAGCCCTCTCTAAATCTCTCATTATTCGAATGCTTTTCTCTCCAACTTCTTCATATCTTTTAAGTTTGTCCAAATCAAGCATACTATATCCTCCTAAGAAATAAATTGAATTGCAGACATTGGCAGACTGTGCAAAAATCCGTTATCATCTTCACAGATAACCATAAGTAAATCTCCAAATGCAACAACATGATGAAAATAATAGTAATTTTGACAATCTTTTGTGCGCACTCTGCGCAAGTCAGGTTTTAAATTGCTCATAGTAATATCCTCTTATTTAGTAATAATTAAAAAAATTTTAATGATAATATCATCTAATAACCGCTGTTTTGCCCTCCTGTATTTTGAGAAATTGAATTTTTAGAAAATTTTAAATCTCGAATATATTGAACGGGATCGGATTAACTTTCAAAGCCTCGGCTAATGCTTGCGCGCCTTCAGCTCCGATTGAATTATCAAATAAATAAAGCAGCTCTAAAGTATCATTAACTTTCAAAGCTTCTGCTATGGCTTGCCCTCCTTCATCGCCGATTGAATTATCTCTTAAATGAAGCCTTTCCAAAGTCTTATTTACTTTCAAAGCTTCTGCGAATGCTTGCGCTCCTTCATCGCCTATTGAATTATTATCTAAATCAAGCATTTCCAAAGTTTTATTAACTTTCAACGCCTCGGCTAATGCTTGCGCCCCTTCTGCTCCGATTGAATTATTATCTAAATAAAGCCTTTTCAAAGTATCATTAACTTTCAACGCATCGGCTAAGGCTTTCGCGCCTTCATCGCCGATATCTTCACATGCTAAATTAAGTTGTGCTAAATCACTATTCAATATGTCTTTCAGTTCGTCGATGTTCATGATAATGTCCTCTTATAAGTAGTTATGATGCAGCATAATTACAGCATCGTTTTAGTCCTCTTTGAAAATTGAATTAAGAATAGAATTTACAGCCGATACGCAATGTTCTTCAATTTGAGATATTGAATTTTTAGAAAATTTTAAATCTCGAATATATGGAACGGGATCGGAGTCACTTATAATAAATGTTGTTTCTATAATTTCTGGCAAGCAGTTATATTTATATTGCTCGGTTAAACATAAATTTATTACGTCTTTTATTGTATTGGTTATAATCTTTTGTATTTCCATATTATTTTGATCTTTTCTAATTATTAATTCGCACCGAATGAAATCATCCTCTGATGCGCCTGAAATATTTTTTGTGCTCATAGTAATATCCTCTTAGTTGGTAAATTTAAAATTATCTATACGAATCAATTTGCATTCTCCACTATCAATATCTTCAATGAGCGCAAAAATCTCATTTGCAGTTGAATAGCCGATGATAGGATCTCCATATCTATTTGTTTGAGATATAAACTCATGGAAAAGTCCACGGTGGGAAAAATCTTTCGCGCTAGAGCTAATTCTGTAACGCACTCTGCGCAAGTCAGGTTTTAAATTGCTCATAATAATATCCTCTTATAAGTAGTTATGATGCAGCATAATTACAGCATCATTTAGCAATATAATAGCACTTAATCCATACATGTCAATGGGGATTTAAAATTTTTTTGATTATTTTTTTGTGGGTAATTTGCAGAATAAAATGTAGGAAAAATTAGATAAGATTGACTCGCTTCCTGTGCAAAAAAACTTGACTAAAAGTACATTTTCAGGCAGAATTTCATTATTTTGGTCAAAAATGAGGTGAAATATGGCTAAAAGCGCAAGAAAACAGGCTAAAAAACCTAAATTAGGTGAAGGGGGGCGTTTCAAAGAATTGTATAAAAAATTATCAAAACGAGGCTCTAAATAATGACAAATACTAATAAAATCAATCTCCTAGAAAACATCGTGCTGCAACACCAGCGCGACATCTTGAAAGCCATGGATCGTGCAGACAAGCCTGTAGAGATTACTTATAGCTTATTGCCGGCATCTAAGCGCATAGTAAAACCTATAAAAAAAGCCAAAAAGAAGAAAGACGCTGTAGCTAGTAATGAGGCATAAAATGCGTAATACACCAGCTAAGTTCGGTGGACGTAAGAGCAAATACGCGCCGGAATATTGCGACAAGATAGTAGAATGGAGTTCAGAGGGACTATCAATCAAGGAGTGCTTACATCGTATCGGTATATCAACTGCAACATGCACAGTTTGGGCCAAAGATCACGCGGAATGGCGAGATGCGATGGACAGGGCACATATAGCGTGGCATAGTTGGTATATGCAATTCGGCAGGCGACATCTAGAGTCGACTAAAGACGATGAGTTGATAATTAATGTGCCAATATATATCTATCTAGGCAAGTCGATCGGCAAGCTATACGACACACGCGATCATATATCTATAGATCATCAGCTAACGGCGGAGCAAGTCGACAATCTGTCTGATGATGATATTGACAGACTCCTTACTGGTAGGCGTGTAGATGCTAACAGCGCGTGATTATGGGCTGTTAGTCTATGAGCGTAGACGCAGACAGCGGGCTAAGCAGAATTATACAGATTATCTGGAGGCAATAGATCAGGACTATGACTGGCGTCAACCCCATCATATCTACCTCGCCAAACAATTAGACGATCTGCTCGATCAAAAAATAAACAAACTAATGATCATGATGCCACCGCGTCATGGTAAATCTGCCATGGCAACAATAAGACTACCTGTCAGATGGCTTGAGAGATACCCAACGCACAATGTATTAGTTATAGGACATACGCAAGGCTTTGCAGATGATTTTAGTCGAGCGTCCAGACGTATAGCAAGAGAGCGTCATCTACTAGTTGACAAGCGTTGTGATAGGATTGCGCAATGGCAGCTTGAGGCTGGCGGGATGTACCGATGTTATGGCATCAACGGCGGTATCACAGGCAAGGGCGGTCAATTAATAGTCATTGACGACCCCATCAAGTCAGCAGAGCAGGCGTATAGCCAAGTATATAGAGACAAGATATGGCAAGCTTATAGTATGGACATACGCACACGCCGAGAGCCACCCCATCGTGCAATAATATTAATACAGACTAGATGGCATGAGGATGACTTAGCTGGACGAATCTTGGCAAGCGATGAAGCCGACGAGTGGACAATTGTTAATCTGCCTGCTATCGCTGGAGATAATGACATCTTGGGCAGAGCTGCTGGCGATGCATTATGGGCTGATAGATATGACGTAGACTTTTTAGAGCGTGAGCGGGCGCTTTTTCCAAAAGAATTTTCTGCGCTTTTCCAACAGAGACCAACATCCGAGACTGGTGCTGTATATGATATCTCTATGATCCAATATTATGATAAGCGACCAGCATTAGACGGACATATCATATTATCGATAGACACAGCATTCGGAGGCAAAGAAGGAAATGATTACAGTGTAATACAGACGATGATGTATAAAGATGGCTGCTACTACGGGTTAGATTTGGCAAAAGGGCATTGGAGCTATGACGATCTTAAGTCAATGATAATATCTTATGCACAGACATATCGCCCGCACAAAATAGTGCTTGAATCACAAGGTGCAGGGGTAATGCTAAATAGAGACCTGCGCAAAGATTATCCAATCATGCCGGTAAAACCCCTCAAAGACAAAGTAGCACGCGCACATTGTACAACGCATATATTCGACACAGCAAAATTTTATTTGCCTACGACTGCTGGCTGGGTATCTGATTATATTAATGAGCTAGCATCGTTTCCCGCTGGCAAACATGACGATTGTGTTGATACAACCTCGCAGGGATTACGCTATTTATGCGATAAATTCGGTTATGCGTTGCCTAACATTAATACACGAGATAGACACAAAATTGTACGAGCTTGGAGATTTTAATTATGCCAAAAAATTCTAAAGAAATTCAGCAAGATAGAGATTTTGTTGATCATATTACGCGCAATATTACTGCATGGCATTCGATGTTTTCGGATAATAATGAACGTTATCAAAACTCAATAAATTTCGCCTACGGTCAGCAATGGACAGATCAAGATAGAGCTGTGCAGCATGATCTTAAGAAGCCTACAATTACTGTTAACAAGATATATTCGTTCTATAGATATATCGCTGGCGAATTTAGATCGTTCAGACCGGATTATAAATTACGAGATGTTAGACTTGCTGGTAAGCCGTTAACGCAAGATAAGTTAGATTTTCTAACTGATCTAATGCGACAGATTCATCATGAGAGCAATGTACAAAAAATATACCAAGAAATGTTTCGCAACGCTGTGTTGGGCGGATATGGCGTTTTTGCGATCTACGCTGACGATGACAGACTTAATCCATTCCTGAAAACAGTTCGGTATATGAGTTTACCAGATTCAAGAGCAGCATTTTTTGATCCGGCTGCCAAAAAAGCAACCAAAACAGATGGGCAATTTGCTGGTGTTTGTAGTTGGATGAATAAAGCCATGTTCAAGTCAAAATTCGGATATGAGCCTGCGCAAGATTTATTCATACCTATGAATTGTTTTAATGGTGATGCGTTTGATGATAATGTATTAATTTTAGACTATTACGAACGGAGCGAAAAACAAGTCAAATATCTTTTGTTGTCTAACAATATGGTTGTAAAAGAGTCAGAATGGAAAGATTTTAAACAGATAATAGATAATCAGATGAAAGAACAAGGAGATATGGCTGGATTTGTAACAGTAATCGACGAAAAAGTAAAAAGGGATGATGTTATTACGCACTATAAGATAGCTGGAAGCAGAATATTAGATCAAGAGATATGGAACTCTCCTAGATTGCCAATTGTCTTTTGTGATGGAGACAGCAGATATGATGATGGTAAACAAATAACCACAAGTGCCGTTGAATTTGCTAAAGACCCGCAGAGATATCTAAATTATCTAAAGTCGGAAATGGCGCACACAATAAGCACATTGCGCAGAGAAATTATAGTCGGCACTCCGGACAATATTCTTGGCCGCGAAGATACGGTAAAAAATATTTCTCAAATACAAGGATTTATGGCGTTTAATCCAGACATGCAAACTGGCATGATGCCGCAAAGATGGGCAATGCCCGAAATTCCTCAATCTTTTTTGCAACAATATGAATCAACCCTCCAAGACATTAAAGAAGCATTCGGAATGTTCGAAGCAAACCGAGGTGAGATAGGTAATGAGGTAAGCGGTGTTGCGATAGAGCGGAAAATATCCCAAGGCGATCTGTCTAACTCAATTTTATTTGACAATGCGCTAGACGCAATCAGAGAGGGAGCGCAAATTGTATTTGATGTTATTCCGTACATTTATAATACAGAACGAAAATTAAGGATTAGAAATAAAGACGGCTCATCAGATATACAAGAATTTAATCCTAATGAAAATGAGGTACTTTTGCGTTTTGCTTCATTGCAGGTAGAAGTATCTAGCGGAGCTAATTTTAGAACGCAAAGAACGAATGAATTAAATCAACTTAATTCTATGGTTATGGCTTCTGGTAATGCAGCGCAATTATTTTCACTTATTGCTGATCAATATCCGCGTTTCTTGGACAGCAGCATTAGGGATGTCTTACAGCAGCGTCTTGGAATGTTATCACAATCATCATTAATCGCATTACAAGCATCATTAAGCGGTCAAGGTCAGCAGCAAATGCAGCAGCAGCAGCAACAGCAAATGATGGTACAGCAGAAAAAGCTAGACTTAGAACAACAGCGCGTATTTGCTGATCTAAAAAAAGCAGATGCCGACATGCTTCGCGCTGAAACTGATGCGAGAGATACAGACAACAAACATAATGCAGAATTGATAAAAGCCGAAGCTGAAATACGCAAAGCCCTCCTTGATTATCAAAGATCAGTAATTAAAACTGTATAATACTTGACAAACAATTAAAAATTATTATACTAATTGTCAGCCTTTACCATACGGCGAGTCTATTTTTTTAAAATTATATGACAAAAGGTATAATATGATCGAAGATTTAGAGCCATCTGCAACGGCGAGCGAGCAAGAAAATGCAGCAGAAGATAATGCAGAAAATAATGTCGACGAAATTATTTCGGAAGACACGCAAGATGATAATTTTTCAGAAGGACAAAAGACCTATTCAGAGGAAGATGTTGAACGCATTAAGAGAAGTGCTGCTGATAAAGCCGTTAAGAATGTAACGAAACGGTATAAATCGCAGTCAGATAATATGCTGTATGAACTTAAACAGCAAATTACTGATCTGCAAAATAGGTTAGCTGGCAATAATTTATCTTATAACCAAACAAATAATGCTAGTAATGAAAATGATGATGAATTTAAAAGAAAATTACTGCAAGTTGTTTCAGAAGCAAAAAAAGAAGAAATAACAAAAAAAATACAAGATAGAGATAGAAAACTTTTGTCAAAAGTAACCTATTTAGCTGACACGATTGATGATTTCAACGATGTTATGGTGAAAAATGTTGATCCGACTTTAGAGAAAATTCCATCTTTGATGGAAATTTGCAAAAAGCATCAAAATTCGCCAGAAATACTCTACAAAATAGGTAAAAACCATCCTGAAAAAATTAAGCATCTTCAAAGTCTGCCGGAAGACGAAGTCGAACAAGAATTTTGGCGGCTTTTAGTGAAATATGAAGATGCTGAAAAATCTATAGCGGATAAAAAAAGCAATTCAGAAGTTAAAACATTAGCAATAGAAGGTGCAGGAAATGCAGCAGTCTATGGCGATTATGTTTCATCCGACGATGCTTATTTTAAAACGCTAAAGAGATTACGCGGAAAATAATATTTCAATTAAAAGCCTTTGGGTTATTTTTTGAGGGCTTTTAAGATGGCAAACTCTTTTGAAATTTCCGATCTTGTCGCAAGATGCGGAGCATTTTTTACTACAGATTCTACATTCTTAGCAACTGCTGACCGCAGTTACGAAGGACAATTCACGCAAAAAACATATGAACCGGGTAATACTATAAGTTATCGCAAAGCGAATCGTGGCTATTTGCAGCGCGGTAAATCTCTTGGAGGTACGTCGCCTATTCAAGATAGAATTGAGACGATGACGATTCTCCCCCAGTTTTCTGAATTTGTTGAATATATCGATACAGACCCATCTCGTTTTATTCATGATTTTGAGGAAAGGGTTGCGCGTCCAGCTGCACAAGATATTTTGCAAGGCATGAATAGAGAAATCGCATCGGGTGCAATTGGGAAACTAACGCATCACACGCCGGTTGTGTCGGGTAATTTATCAAGTTATTCGAATATTAGCAGCGTCATTACTTTGCTTCGCAAAATGCGGGCAACTGGAAGTGAAATATATTTAGCATTAGCTAATGATGATGCTAATTCACTGCGCAATTCACTTTCTGATTCATTTAATACGCCAATTAACACAGAGATTCTTAGATCTGCAACGCTAGGTTCCTTATCAGGCATGACGTTTTTCGAGGAAAATGATATCGCTGCATTTGTTAATCAGGATGATCTAAGTGCCGTTACAAATGTGCAGGTTAAAGTTGATGTTCCACTTGATGTTCTTGGAACCTCAACGATTACTTTAAAAGGACTTCCTGCAAATACCTATATTGACAAAGGGACTATTTTAGATTTCCCGACGTATTTTTGGGTAGATGCCTATAGATCGCCTCTTACTGTTACATACAGTAATACTGTTGCAGTAGACGCACAGGCGGATGGAGCAGGAGATGTTACCTTAACATTATCAGAGCCAATTACCCCAGCAACACTGTTAACTACTGTATCAAATGTTGATCGCCAGATAGTAGCAGATAGTTATGTAAGCCTTATTTGGAAATACGTTGGAAATATCGCATATTCTAAATTTGGACTACATGTTGCGACTCCTCCGCTTCCGGCACTTCGAGGAATTGAGTCGTCTACATTAATGCCTATGGTCAAAAAAACATCTAAACAAGATGTATTAACTCGAGTTGATAGTCTTAGATTATCGCTTGACAGTGATTTGGCTGAATCAAATACCGCGTGGCGTCTTGATGCTGAAATGGCGTTTAGTTATGACACAGACTTTTGTTGTCTTGCGTTATCGAATGCATCAGCAACAACCACTCCATAATCTTTCAATATGCCGGAGCGCAATGCTCCGGCTTTTTGTGAGCTATTTGTATGTCTCGTACTGTTAATCGTTTAATATTTAGATCTTATCGGCTTATTCAGGCAATGGGTCGAGAAGAAGTACTTGGAGGGACAAAACTCACAGAAGCAATAGACATTTTAAATGATCTTTTTTCGCATTATTCTCAAATTCAACAGTATTTACCGCTTTATGAAACATTTGATCTGAATATTTCATCTGGAAAAGATGTTTATACAGTTGGTAAAAGTACCTCCTATGATTTTAACAGAACACCTATCACGCATATAGATAATGTTTTTTACGAAAGAGATGCGCGTATTTATCGATTAAATATAAAAAGTTATAACCTTTTCTATATACATGGTCGAGATACTTCTGTTTCAAGCCTTCCTGCATGGATTTTGAACGAATATTTTTATAATTATTCTAGATTTACAATTTTTCCAAAACCAGATCAAAATTACACATTTACTTTTAGAGTAAAACAAAAATTAACCGAACAAACTAACGATACTATTCTGGATGGTGTTCCTGATCAATACTATGAATTTTTAGTTTATGCACTAGCTAGAGAATTAGCCCCTATAACAGATCGAGAAGTTTCGTGGACAGATTTAAAAGAAAAAGAATATATGAATTTATTGCGTAAAGTTCAGTCTGACAGCTTACCAAATCTAGATGTTCACGTCGAAGCCCCTAGATTTTCAGAATATGATTATTATAGAAATTATGATCGTTTGAGGACGACATAATGCCTTTAGCTCGCATTCCATTAGTAGGCGGTTATACAAAACAATCTCCGTTATTATTGAATAGCGGTGAAACGTATAACATGTACCAAACGGTTGATACAGCTGAAAAATATATGCGTAGTATGGCAGGGCTCTCCGATACTCCAATTCTTCAATTTTCAGGTAAAAATAATATCAGAGGATTGCATATAACAGATGATAGGAAATTATTTGTTGTTGCTTCCAATTCAATTTATCAAGTTGATGAACAATTTAACGCAAGCATTATTGGCAACATTGGGACTTCTGTCGGATATGTTGGTATTGAATCAAATGATCATGAAGTATTATTTGTAGATGGTTCGAAAGGCTGGAGATTCGACTTTGTACAAAGCGTCTTTGAAGAAATAGCAGCTGACGGTTTTCCTTTGCCTCCTGTAGATATTGCGCAGATTGATGGTTTCTTTTTGGTCGCTAGAGGCGATACATCCGAATGGTATAAATCGCGGTATAGAGACGGCTCATCATGGAATGCGTTAGATGTTGCATTAATAGAAAGTAAATCAACTAAAATTCAAGCGATTAGAACATTAAACCAATCGGTTTATATTTTTGGACAAGATGCAATAGAACCGTGGGATATTGTACCAAGCAACGTGTTCCCATTTTCGCGCAATAACGGAGCGTTAATTGAAAATGGGAGTATTGCAAGAAAATGCATAGTTACTGGTTCAGGAATTTTAGTTTGGCTTGCATTTACAAAAAATGGTTTCCAGTCAATCATGGCAACTGATGGGGGACGACCTAAAAAAATTAGCACAACTATCATTGAACAACAGTTGCAGTTATATTCAGATTTAGATCAATCAGAAGGATATATTTATCATTTTGACGGTCATTTGTTTTTTGAATTTTCTGTTCCAAGTGAAAATGTAACGTGGACGTATGATTTTAATATAGATCAGTGGTATAGGCGCTGTGCAAATGATTTTAGCCGGTTTGTTGGAGCATCTCATATTTTTTATTCAAATAAACATTTAATAGGTTTATATAATGAAGCAAAAATTTATGAAATGTCGGCAAATTATCATCAATATATAGATAAACCGATTAGAAGAATTAGAACAAGTGAGATTTTTAAGGATGAATTTGGCAGATCTATAAATATTAAAAAGTTAGTTATTAATATTTTACCCGGACAGGGAAATGTAACTTTTCCTGAAAACACACCGCGTCTTATTTTATTTATTTCTAAAGACGGCGGTTATACATTCGATAATGGAAAAGATATAAAACTTCCACCTATTGGAAATACTGGCGTTCGTGTTGTTCTTGATACGCTTGGCTTAGCGGGTGGAGATGATGGGTTTGGCTGGGTGTTTAAATTCGAATTTTTCGGTGAAATGCCTTTTATTTTAGGTGATATGTACGCAGATATTTTAGTAAGCAATAAATTATGAGCGGATTAACAAATTACAAAGCATTACCAATACAAAATGTGCCCTATAAAGCAAATGTTGTTGAACAAATGCCTATGGAGAAAGAATGGACAAATTGGGCTCGCCAAACAAATGATTTACTCGAGCATCATAATAATTTAACTGCACAAAATGCCTTAATTAATTCTGATTTTCACTGGTCAAGAACTAATGAAAATAAACCTACGCTTACTGATGGTGAGTTTGTAGAAGGATGGTTTGTAAAAGGCGGTGAGATGAAATTTGTCGTAACGCCTAAATATTACACAAACACTGATGTCTCATCACAAACAGGATCAGATAGATATATTAATGTAAAAATAAATACAATAAATCAAAATCAATTTGAAATATACCAAAAACTGCCAAAAACATTATCTTATTTTCATAATAAGACATTAGTTGTATCGGGTCTTGTACAAAATAATTTTGGAAGTCAAATAAAGGCGAAATGCAATATAGCTTTTGATACAAACAACGATGGCACATTTGAGTTTTCTGCTGATTCTAATATTTTTTATATTGGAGATACAACTGTTAGAAAACCATTCGCAGCGCAAATAACCACACCAAACATTACAGAAGATAATAGAAACAATACCCAATATGTACGGTTGGTCTTATTTGATCTGGTTGATCGCGTTGATTTTAATTTGTACTTTTTAAAAGCAGAATTTAATAATCTTCCTACATCTTTATTTATTGATCATACTATAGAAAAGTTAAAATTAGATGACATTAAGCCGTAATTATTATATAATTTGAACATTTAGTTCAAAATAAATTTACAGAAAGGATAAACTCATGTCATGGCCTCAAATTGCTGTTCAAGCAGCTGCTACAATAGCACCTTACGTTTTAAAATATTTCCAGTCCAAAGGACAACAGCAGGGAATGGAAGGTTTTGCTGAACAAATGCCAAGTGTTGAAAAAGAAATTAGGCAAGCTGGAGCACAAGCAATTGGAAGATTAGACCCATATGCACAGGCAGGGACTCAATCTTTGCCTTTATTACAGCAATCATTAGCGCAGGGAGCAGATCCAACAAAATTATTAAGTCAATATAGTTCTCAATTTCAGCTTTCGCCATTTGCTCAAACTCAAATACAGGAGGCGCAAAAAGCTGCTGAAAATATAGGGGCTGCTGGAGGAGTTGTTGGAAGCGGTGCACAGCAAAGAGCTTTAGCGCAAGAAGCCCAGCAAGTAACGTCTGGAGATCTTCAAAAATATCTAGGGAATGTTATTGGATTAAGACAGCAATATTTAGGTGGTTTAGAAGACCTAACAGGCAGAGGACAGCAGGCAGCAGCTTTACAAGGTCAGTTTGGAATGATGAGCGCACAGGATATTGCTAATCTTCTTGGTCAGATGTACGCAGCACAGGGACAGGGCGAAGAAGCAGGAGAAAGCGGAATGGGTTCATTATTAAGCGGTGGATTAGCTGCTTTTGGAAAGATCGGCGGAATGTTTGGCGGTAAATCGGGCGGTAAATCGGGCGGTAAATCGGGCGGTTCATCGGGCGGTTCATCTAGTTAAGGTATAAAGTTATGATGCAGTTTGTAAAACCGTTAGAATTTAAAGATCCTACAGAAAATTTATTCCAGCAGGTTCTTCAATTACAACAGGCGCAAAGTGAAGAACAAAAAACAGAAGCTTTAAAACAAGCTATGCCGTTACTTCAAGCACAAACACAAGCTGGACTTCAAACACTTCCGCAAGAGACAAAAACAAAACTTGCGCAAAGTTTACTTGCTGAACAACAAGCAAAAGCAGAACAAAGTTTACTGCCTCAACAAACACAAACGCAAAGATTATTATTACAAAGTGCTCCAGATAAAGAGCAGGCACTTATTAATTTAACAAAAGCACAAACAGAACAGGCAAAAACTAACGCAATGTTCACTCCTGATATAAAATTAGCGTTAGCAGAACAAAAAGCAAAACTTACAGATCCTGCTGCAAAAGCAGAAACTAATCAATTCTTTCAAGTTACAAAAGATGTATCTACAGATGCTTCCGCAGCAGCAAAAGGTGTTCCTATTATAGATCAGTTATTAGATCTTATTCCACAATCTACTGCTTCACTTGGTCCTGCCGGCGGACGAGTTGTTGCATGGGGCTCTACAAATGGTCAGCGAATGAAAGCTCTTATTTCAAAATTACAAAGAACTGTTATTCAAGCATCAAAAGGTATTAGAAATTTGGCAGAATTTAATACACTTATAGCAGCAGTAGGAAATTTAAAACAAAATCCAGAAGCGTTAGCAAAGACATTGCAGACATTAAGGAATGAATATTTAACAAGTATTAGGAAAAATCAATTCTATTCTGATTACGTGTCATCAGGGAAATATAATCCTTTTGAGGCATCAAACTTATGGTCAAATGAAGCTATTAAAGAAGAACAAGAAGCAAAAAATGCTGGTGTATTAGGTACAGGAAAAAGATTTTATATTGGAAAAGACGGACGAATATATAGTCGCAGTGAAGTTTTAAAAGCTGCGGGTGTACAGCATACCCCTGCTGTTTCTCAAATGCAGGCAGGAGGAATAAAATAATGGCGCTTTCAAGAGAAGAAGCCTTAGCTATGTTAGGAGGTCAGATTCCGCAACAGTCAGCTAAAGTTTCAGAACAACCTGCACAATCTGGACTTTCACGAGAAGAAGCATTGCAGTTCTTACAGCAGCCTACTGTAGAAGAAAAATTGGCTAAACTTTCACAAAGCGAACCTTCACAAACTACTCAATTCATTGAACCCGGAGCATGGGGACGAACAAAAGCAGCAGCCGAAAGTCTTGGGCGAGGTGCTTTACAGGATTATCTTAATATTGGAGCTGGATTTGGAAATTTAATTGCAAAAATAGAATCTGAATTTTCTCCTAAATTAAAAAGAGAACTTCATGGACAAGCTTTTATGCGAGCTCCTAATGTAATTTCGCGCGCGCAAGTTCCAGCGTTAGCGCAAGCAGGACAATTATTAGATCCGTTATTATGGATTGCTCCGGAGTTAAAAGGAGCCCAAGAAACCTCATTATTAGGAAAAATATTAAAGGGAACCGCAAGAGCTGCTGCACCAGCAGCATTAATGAGCGGGCTAGAATCAGCCGGTAGAACAGGAGAAGTAAGAGCAGCCCCATTTGAGGTAGGAGGTGTAGCAGGAACAACATTAGGTGCAGGAGCTAAAGGATTAGAAGAAGCAGGAGTGCGTTTAAGCCCACTAATGGCTAATCTATTAAAAAGCAGAATTGCCTCTAGGACTGGAGAAATTTTAGACACTCTGAAAGGAGGAAGCGAAGCCGGAACAGTAGCTAATGATATTGCACATACTTTAAAACAAGAATATTTGGAAAGACAGGGAAATTTAACACCTGAAGATTATATTTATAGAGCTCCGCATGAAAGTGTTGGGGCGTTATATGACAAATTCCATGAATTAAGTTTAGCCCATCCTACTTATCAACCTATTACGACAGAAGAAATTAATGCTATAAAAAAAGGTGAAATTTCTCCAGAAGAACTTTTTAGCTCAAAAGAACCATTACCGCGTTACGATATGCGTGCTGTTTCAAAACAATTGGAAAATACATTATCGCCTTTAAAGAAAAGAAAAAAATTAGGTACTGCAACAGTGCAGCAGAGAAAAGTTATGTCGTATTTAAAACCATTTGAAAATGAAAAGATAAATAATTTTTCTGATGCTGCGAATATGAAACAAGCGATTAATGAACAAATTAAAGCACTTCCAGTAGGAGATTCTACAATATCTAATCTTGAAAAGTTAAAATCTTCTGTAAGACAAAGTATGCAAGATACAGCGAAAGGCAATCCATTATTAAAAGATGCATTATTAAACGCAGATCAACAATATGCTAAACAAGTTGTTCCATTTAAGAAAATAGCTGGAACAAAGAAAGCCACTCCTTTTTGGAAATGGTACGCCTATGGAGAAGGTGAGCCGTCAAATATTTTAAGTCATTATGTTAAAGGCGGAAAAGAAGCGGATAGAGTTGGAAAATTAAATGAATTGTTTAAGTTATTGCCAAATGATAATGGAATTAGCCGGCGCCAAGTTGCTTATTGGTGGTTAAAAGATACAGAAGGTGATCCAGCTAAAATGATAGATCGATGGAATAAACTTGGAACTGCACAAAAACGACAGCTTTTACCTGAATTTTCAGATGAATTAGATCAATTATCTAAATTAAAAGCACAATCTCCGAAAGCCTTTGAACAGCATGTAAGCCATCCTTTGACTATTGGTACTTTTCCATTCCAAAGCGCAGAAGCTATCGCTAGAACAGGACTTTCTGCTTTGTCGGGATTATCTCGTGAAAAAATAGAAAAAGATCCTATTTTAGCTGAAAAATTAATTGAAAATATTGTACAAAAACAACCATTAAGAGGAACTAAAGCTCTTCCTTTATTTTTACGTAGAGCTGCGCCCGCTGCTGGAATTGCTTTTAAAAAGATTGGATTTGGAGGGTTATGATGGCTAATTTAGCACTTGGCAGTGTGCCAAACTGGGTTATTTTTAATCAAAACACGACTTTACAAGCTGCTGGCGGAAAAATTAAATTTTTTAAATCTTCTGATAAAAAAACAAATAAATTAGTTTATAAAGATGCGTCAGGTTTAAACGCATACCCAATCGAGGGAGTACCAATTGATCCGTCTGGATCAACACCTATAATCTGGTTTGAAACAGATGAGCCTTACTATATAAGATTTGTAAGCAGAGATGGAATTGCTAATATTAGACCGCCAATAGACGGATATATTCCAAATGTTGAAGGAACTCCTCCAACACCAACGCCGACAGAAATAGATTTTGATAATTACGTAACTAATCCGCAATTTAGAGAATTATATTCAAATGACTTTACAGCATTTGATGTAAGTAAAACTGGAATATATTATATAGCTCCAACATATGGATATGAAAAAAGCAATAATACTTCTACTGTTTCAGTATCTTTTTTGCCGTTAGATGAATCAGATTCTTTAGAAGGAGGACCGGAACGTTTTTTACGGTATGACTGCACAGAAGCTGGTGTTGGTGAAACTAAAAATCACGCAGTTATTGAAAGATTTTATGGTGTTCATACTTTTGCAAATGAAACAATTTCAATTGCATTTTATGGTAAAAGTTCTACTGCCAGTACAGTTAAAATATCCGCAGTTCAGGATTTTGGAACTGGAGGAAGTCCAAGCAGTGAAGTTGAAACTATATTAGGTACTTTTGATTTAACCACAGCGTGGACAAAATACGAAATAAACGGAGCATTAATTCCTTCTATTGCAGATAAAACAAAAGGAGATAATAATGATGATTTTATTGCAATTTCATTAATATTTCCATTAAATTCAATTGCTCAAGTTGATTCTGTAAATTATCAAATAAATATAGGACCAAAAGTTCTTGAATTTGAATATAATCCAACACCTAGAAGTCAAGCTGAAACGCTTCCTAATATGCTATTGCCTTCTGTAATTGAAGCAGAGCAGAGATATGATGTATTGACAGCAGTTTTCACAGGTTTTGATTTACAAAGTAATACCTATTTAAATTCAGGTATGAAATACGAATTACGTCCTTGTGTTCCGGTAGGTACAATTGTGCCTATGCACTCACAAAATGTTGATCCAGCATTTTTTGAATGTAATAGTCAAACCATAGAAAAATGGAAATATAATAGATTATATAATGCAATAAAAGATAATTATGATTTTTCAATATCTGAATCATCCGCTACGGCTGAAAGAGCTGGAAATGTTATAACCGTTACAAATACTGGTTTTGGATTAGTACCAGATATTACAGATGCAGATACTGGTTATAGTTTTGCTGTAACACAATATGGAGATGAAACAAAAGTACAAATTTCAACAATCACATGCAATGCTGGATCATCAACTCAAAGCGGATCTTACTTTTTGTATAATACTGTTGCAGGAACTGATATTAGCGGTACTGTGATATACGATAATGAATTTTATGTTGTTTTAATTGTAGATAAATTTTTAAAAATACCAATTGTTGCAGATCGAACGTTAATTCTAGTAAAAGATATTTTAAGCACTGATACGTCAGAAGAAGTAGCAGAAAAAATAAAGAATGTTCTAAATCCTATTATGTATCAAGTACCAGATTATAGGGGCTATTTCTGGCGTGTATGGAATCATGGTGCTGGAATAGATCCAGATGCTGCAATACGAACTGGAGGAGATACTATTGGCAGTACTCAACCAGATTCTATTAAAGAACATTTCCATAGCGTAAACACATCGTTAGTATTAAGAAGTGATTTAAGGGGCGCCGGAAGTGAGGCAGCAGCGTATGATTCTGTAGCTGCCGACAGCGGAGCGACAGGCGGAAATGAAACTCGCCCAATAAACAAATATTCTATGGCTATGATTAAATATTGAGGAAAATATTATGACAGCAGTTAAATTTAACGAAGTAATCAGAAATGATGAGACGGGAATTACTATTACAAATGCAGGAACATTATCTGCCGGACAGGATTTAGCGCGAATTGTAAATGTTATAAAATGCGCAGGAACTGGCGGGACAGTAACTGTTTATAATAGATACAATGATCAAACTTTTACATTTCCTATCGCAGGCGGTGAAACTATATTTATGGCTTATTCTAAGTTAGTTTCAGCAACAGCATCAGATTTATATTGGGCAGAAACAGCATCAAGCTTTATTGATAAAGCTGCGTTATGAGGTAACAATGCGCACTAAAATGGAAAATTGCCAAAAATGGCAAACAGAAATAAACAAAAAAAATAAGGAAATTATTTTAGATGTTATAGAACTTATAACAGAAGATGGATTATATTTAATAACAGAAGATGATAAACAATTAATCACTGATGATTCAGATTGAGGACTTTAGAATATGGCAAAATCAAAATTCTCACAATTAGCTCCTATTGCTACATTAGAAAATGAATATATACTTGCGTTCGCGGATGTTTCTGGCAATAGAAATGTATCCTCTACCGTTGATAAATTTAGAGATTTATTTTTAGCAAATAGTTCTAATTATTTCGTAGATACTGAAAATGGAAATGATACAAATTCAGGAACAGTTATATCCCCTTTTAAAACAATTGCGCATGCAATTTCTGTTATTTCTGCATTGGTACCAGCAGATAATAATAGATTTACTATTAATATTTTAAATGATGCAGAATCAGCATCAAATTTTACGTTGCCGCGTTTTGTTAATTTAAAGGCTGAATCAGCCACATTAACAGGATTAATTAATTGTAACGGTGAACAATATATTTATGTTAATAGATTAAAAAATAATAATAATGATATATTTCAAAGTGGTGCATTTGGAAAAAAAATTTATATAAAATATAATGAAGCTTTTGTGATTGGTGATTATTCAGTTATAAAACATCAAAGTGTTTTACACAGATTCGTTGTTCATGGGGTTTATACAAATTATGAAAATTTTTCATCTTCTGATACACAAGTAATAAGTGTAACGCCGTCTGATAGTAATCCAGATAATGATTCAATGGTTCACCTTGAGCATGTTCATTTTTCTGCTGCTGGAGCTAATAAACAAGATCCAGTTGTTGTCTATTTTTCTGGATCATCTCCAGAAAAATTAATTGCAAAAGTTGATAGAATTACAAGAGATGCTGGCGTTTCAAATATCACTGGTTTTCATAATGCTTCTACCGGAACAATTATAGCTTCCATTGGATCTGGAGACTGCGATACTTCATATAATATATCTAACGCTTCTGGAAGAATAGTAACAACTGAAATTGAGGGTTTTACAGGAACAAGTACTGGAATCGGAACTTTAATTCAAAACGTTCATGTTGAAGGAGAAGGAAGTGCACAGCAAGTTTTAATTAAAAGAAATGGAAAAGTGCTAACATGGGACGATCTAAACTATATAAATTCTGCTGTAACTGAAATTAATGCATATACACAATATACAGACCCATCAATTGTAACTACGTGGTGGCTTGATAATGATCCTCCTGAAATTACAGAAGGTGTTCAAATTGGACAAACTTCATCTTATACACCAAAACAAATTGGAAATGTTTTAAAAGTCACCGCTTCTTTTGAAATGGGACGACGTCCTGTTGATGCCACCCGCGTTTGGGGTCATATCGCGCTATTTCTTAATGGAGTTACAAATGCTTTAGCATCTAAACCAAAACTTTATCCCACTTTAACATCCTTTGACACTTATATAGAAACATTGAGTGTTAAAATTTTTCATACTGTTACATCTTTAGATCCTGTGCAGTTTCAAGTTAGGGGCGGTATTAATGGGTTTGGAACAGCGGATGAATTTACTATAAATGGAAATTCCTTTTTAGGACAAAGAGGTGGTGGTACGGCTCGCTCAAGAATAGAGATTGAAGAAAGAGGTTAATATGAGTGCAAATATTCCACAATGTTTAAAATATTATATTGAAACTGTTTATTCTGGCAGGAAAAATACTTATAACTGCTCTGGGACTGGATCATTGAGTGCCCAATATGATACGCTTTATTGGACACCATCAAACCCAGATCCTAAACCTGATTTATCAGCTTTAGAAGCGGTTCAGTCTGATGCTGATTTATATTTTAGACGCCTTTCATGTATTTCAAATATGAAAGAATATGCTTATTATAAAAAATCAATACAGCAGATAGTTTTTGGCGGATATGATTATGAAGGTAACGATAAAAGCCAGACAAATCTTTTACGGTCAATTTCGAATGGAATAGATACCCGTAATTGGTATGATATAAATAATATTGCACATTCTACAACTAAGGTTGATCGTCAGGCAATGTTTGCTTTATGTGATGAAATTAATCAGTTATTCAAAGATAAACAAGAATATTATCGAACACAGATTATGGCATCATCAGATCCAGAAAGCATCGATATTACACAAGGCTATCCGCCAAATCCTTATTCAGGAACTTAAAAATGTCATTAATATTAACTATTAATTACGACAATTCAGATAATTTTGATATTTCAGATGAAACGGCTGTAAATTTTGCAGGAAGTTATGTTGAATTAACAACAGAAAATGATCCTGGTTCTGAATTTACTCAAGATTTTTCAAGCAGCAGCGGATTTACTTATGATCCTTCATTGAGCACCTTTTCAGCTGGACGTGTTGAACAAGTTGATAAACGCCCAGCAAATGCTGCTTTTTATGCTGCATTAACTTCTTTTATTGATGCAAATTGGGCTAATGGCTCTTTGACTGGAACGCCAGTTGGAGGTGCTGCAATTAGCGGTGGTTATTTGGATTTATCTGGAGGCGGAAAATACGTAACTTATTCAGCCGTTTTAAATGCAGACTGGACACAAATAGGTACTATTCGTCTTGTTAGACAGCCTCAATATTCAGGAAGTCCAACTGTTAATCGATCTTTTTTTTCCATTATCACAGCTGTTGGATCTAATCAAAATAGGATCGAATTATCGCATTTAACAACTGGTCAAATACATCTTGAAATACGAAGTTTAGGAGGAGCTGCTATTGTTTCCGCTGATCTTGGCGCATGGTCTCCAACAGCATTAACAGATTATGAATTTGAATTAAATGTCGATATTACCGCAGGAGCAACTAGATTATTTGTAAATGGTGTTCAATTTGGCGCAACACAGACGGGAACAGGAGCAAGAAATGCTCCGTTAATTTTACAGATAGGTACTGGATATGCGTTGGCTCAAACTGAAAATGCAAAAATAAAAGATTTTGCTGTTTTTAATGCCGTGCAGCACACAGCAAATTATACGCCATTTCAAGACATTCCAGACACGATTTATTTAACCGATGTTATAACCCTTCCTTTGTTTGATTATGCATCTACAGGCTATCCAGAGAGCTTACAGGCATTTACTGATTTTATTACTGTTCAAGGTGATGTACCGCATTATACATTAAATAATCTTTGGTGGAATGGCATGGATTGGGTTGCTAGCGATAATTCTTATGCACAGTCAAATACTGCTTCTGAAATTTCATCAAATATTTATCTTTTTGTTCCAGCAGATACTGTTACAGTAAAAATTATAACTCCAAATTCAAATACACAAGCTTATATTGATAATTTGATCATAGAATATATCGGAAGACGATATAATATTTCTAATCCTTCTTTGACGGTAAAATCTTATACAAAAATGGATGGAATTGACGGGTTTGCTGAAATTGCAACTAAAACTAGCGGTGTAGAATTAAAATATATTCTTGTTCAAAACGGCATACAAAAATGGTGGAATGGTGCGTCTTGGGTTACTTCTGATGGTACTTATGCACAATCTAATACCGCAGCAGAAATAGAAGCCAACAAAGCAACTGCAATTACTTTTGGGTTAGCATTAAAACTAAAAGTTTTTCTTCATTCTGACGGTCAAAATAATTTACAATTAGAATCAAATGAGATTTTGTACGATTTCTTTTTTACTTCACAAGAGCCGGACGAATGTTTAGTGTATGGGCGAGTTATTGACCACGACGGAATAGCTGTTGAAGGCGCAAAAGTAAGCATTAAACGTACTGATCCTATTGAACACGGTCAATCAATTATATTGATGAATGCGTCTACACTAACCGACAGTGAAGGAAAATTTGAAATAACAGCCGTTGAAACAGAAACAATCAATCAATATGTCTTCATTCAAATTGAATATACAAACGGAGATGAAACAAAAATAATCACGTATGAGAATGTAATCATTCCAAATCTTCCTGAAATTGAATTAACTGATCTAATTTTAGGCAAAAGCGACACATCTAAATTTTACCGGTCTATTGATAATCCAAATTATCGGGAGGGCTGGTTTTTATCTGCTGAAATAGAATAAATAATTTACTTTTTTAGAAAAAAACATTATAATAACAAAATTAAGAAGGAGTAATTTATGAATAATATTATTTTATTAAAACTTATTAAGAAAATTTTTGCTTACAATCTATTAGAGTTTTCAAAAAAAACTGGATTTTCAGTAAGTTATTTAGCACGATTATTGCAAGATGGAAAATATGCGGAAGACGTTCCATATTCTACATTAGTAAAAATTTTCAATAGGTTAGAACTTCCTATTTTTATTATTAACATTCTAACCGCTGACATTCCACAAACATTACCAGATCCATTAAAAAACTCATTAGAAGAAGTAAAATTGAGGACAAAAGAGTTTTTAGGAAAATTAGTGGCTGATAAGATTTTAAATGATCTCTAATATGGATAGTAATATGGATAGCGAGCAGCTTAAAACGTGTATTATTGAACCAACATTGCAATATTTAGAATATGATAATAAATTATACAAAGGCAGAATATTAAATCGTTCCGCAGTTAAATTATTGCTTTTAACAGCAGCAATAGAAAGCGACATGGGGCATTTTATTGAACAAACTGTGATGTGTGCCTCTAACAATGGCGGAATGGGGATATATCAAATAGAGGAATTAACTTTAAGCTGGGTACTTAAGAGATCATATAAATATCCTCTCTCTAAGGCACTTGAACTTAAATTTAAAATTCCAACATCAGAATTTATAAATTATCCTCGTAATATAATCGGAAATTTATTTTATCAAACAGCGATTGCTAGATTAATATACTGGTATAAAACCGCAGACACACTACCTGATGTTGACGATAACGAAGGAATGTGGCTTTATTATAAAAAGTGGTGGAATAGCAGCGAAGGAAAAGCAACAAAAGAACAGTTTTTTAGGAAAGGTAAAAAATATGGAATCATTTGAAAAAAAGCTAATTTATGATATAGAAAATGAACATAAACTACATTAAGTAGGAGTTAACATGAAAGACACGATAGCACTATATGACTTAATTAAACTAGTTAGATACGGGGATATTTTATTGGTAAGAAATCCAAATATCCTTGGCACAGTTATAAAATGGTTTCAGGAACTTCAAGGCGACGAAGCAATTTATACACATGCTGCAATAATAAGTGATTCCCCACCGCATATATATGAGGCAGCAGAAACACTTAAGGAAGAAACACTTCATAAATATATCGACTATGATATATGTTTGATAAGACATAATCTTATGACATTTGATAGATACGAAAAAGCAGTTATAAATGTAATACGCCCACATTTGGGCGATATTTACCCTTTTCATCGTTTAATATTGCATGCCGTAGACAATTCTGTAAATTGGATTTTAAGAAAGATTGGTGTAAAATGCAGGCTTAAAACAGCAAAATGGGTTTCTTATAATATGGCTGTATGCTCTGAATGGGTCGATATGTTTTATCATGATATTGGGCTTGTGGATGAATGGAGAGGGCATAATCCTGATGATATTCACGATAGAGCATTAGCTCATCCAGAAAATTGGCGTATTATTTATGAAGGTAAATTGATCTAATGGCAACCCAGCACGATATTGATATTTCACACGGAGAGAGAATAGCTAAACTTGAGGAAAGAGTTAAGAGTTTAGAAGATTTATTAAATGCTAAAAATGGAACAATAAGCCGATTATTGTGGGGAATATTAGGCGCAGTTAGTTGCTTTTTTATTGAACATTTTTATAGAATATTTAAGTAATGTTCTACGTAGAACAAAGAGGTTTTTATGCCGTTAAAGAAAGGTAAATCAGCAAAAGTAAAGTCTGAAAATATAAAAGAGCTTATAAAATCAGGCTATCCTCAAAAGCAGGCTGTTGCAATTGCATATTCAGAAGCAGGCGAAAGTAAAAAGAAAAAATTAAAAAAGCCGAAAAAAAGAACAAACAAACCTAAAAAGAAATAATCAATATTTTGTAAGCAGATAGTCGCGTTCTTTCTCATAAAGCTGTTCAAAGCCTGTGCATGCTGCTCTAAAATATCCTATTTTTTCCTCTAAAATTTTAAGAGCTTTTTCATCGTTAATTAAAATATAATCATGAATAGAAAAAGAAATAGAATTTGAAAAATTTATCTGAATAGATAAAAAAATGCGCACTTCATTTGTTTCAAAGAAGTTATGGTGAATGAAATAGCTAAATTCTGTACATATTGCATCATATAATGACATTATGTTCCGAAGGATTTTATCACATTTTTTCCTGCTCATGATTTTCACCTAAATAATGTATCAACAAAATATTTTACCTCCCCAAAAGGACAATAAATTGTGAACTTTCTTTCAAATAAACTGGTTTTGTCAATTTTATAAGAAAAGTTAAACGATTTTAATAATTTTTTTACTTTTAATTGATATATAAAATTAGTTGTTATAGTAATAATATCATGTGTTTGTTTTAACTGTGCTTCGGCTTGCATAACTCCTAATTCTTGCATGTATGATATTTGATCACCGTTAAATATATCTATTAATAATTTTTTCATCTGTTCATCCTTCATCCACTTCGTCAAACATTGCAAGCTCCTTTTCAACATCTATACCTGATATTTGTTTAAACTTCTCATTATTCCAATTTGGAATTGTAAGTGTTTTCTTTTTATCTTCTAATGCTGCTTCGTCCCAACTCTTTCGCCACGCTTCTTGGTAAGCATACTCTTTCAAATATCCCCCCGTCGTTTTATACGTTGGATGTGCTCCTTTTTCTTCCTCTGTCATGTCTTCTTCGCTAATCCATTCAGTAAGATCGAAATAGAAATAATCTGGAAATGAAAAATCTT